CAAATTCTTCAAACTCGTAACCCGCGCCGATGGCCCCCAAATCTTATTATTCCTCACAGAAACCAACTGCTTAAACTTAAACCCCCCATCATTATACAGCTCTAGCCGCCCCGGCCCTAAAATCTTCCGCTTAACCTGGTCAGATTGAGCCTTAAACCAAGCCTCCCCGCTACCGCTATAATTACCTAGTCTAAAATCACCAAACACCGGCACCATCGCACACCTATCTTGGGGATGAAGGGGCATTAAAATATTAGTCCTAAAAATCTCACCATCCAACGCCAAACACGCTGCACAAGTGCGGTCATTATGGGCAGCCACCCGCCTATAAGCCCCAACCTCTAACTTCTGATAGTTGTATTGATTAGCATTGCGATAGGCCCTAATTTGTTGATCCCTAGCCACCAACAAAATATGATTAAAGCCCTGCCCAATGCCCTGCGTCATCATCAACTCAGCCGTATCGCGCGGGCTAATCCCCCGCCCCAGCCCAATTAATAATTGCCGTGTTAGACCTACCGCCGCATTGGGGTAAGCTTTATCAAACAACCGCCGTAACGGTTGCCCCGCTCGGCTAATTGCAATCAAATTCCTAATAGCATCCTCACTAGCTCGGCTAAAACTCAACGCAATAGCCCGCTTTGTATTAGCCGCCTGTGCCATCCCCGTGCTATGCTCTAGCCCCAAAAAAGCAAACAACCGTTGTTGCTCCTCCGTTAACGGAATAGCATACTCAAGATTATACTTAGTCATTAACACATTTAACTGAGCCAACAACCGTTCATATTGCCTCATCTCAACTAACTCAGATTCCGAAAAGTCATCACGCCGTTTCCAAACCCGTTCAGCCAGCTTAATCATATCAGGCATAATCGCCTCAATAACATCACGCCAACCAGCCACCAAATCACCAACAGCCTTAGCATTTTTTGCATCTACCTCCTGCCTAAATTGTTTTATAATCTCCAAATAAAGTGGTTTCATTAAATAACCTCATCTACTAGGCCATACTTTAAACAATCAGTAGCCGTTAAATATAAATCGCTATCTAGCAACCGCTTCAACGCCTTACGTTTAATCTTCAAATGCTCCAAATAAAAATCAATCACACCATCCATCAACAAAACAGAACTTTCAAACGTATCCTTCATTTGTTTCAACGTCCCATCACACCCGCCAGAAAGCTGATGCAACAACATAAAGCTATTCTTATTAATAAACCGCCTTTGTCCAGCAATACTAATAATACTGGCCGCACTTGCACAAAAGCCATCAACAACCGTATGCACCGGAACTCTAGCTCGTTTTATATAATCAACCACAGCTAACGCATCAAACCAATTGCCACCATTTGAATTAACACGTAACACAACTGGCGGCATCCCTTTATTATAAGTATCACCAATACGCACACTATTATCAATAGCTTGCCTTAAATAATCATTTAAAACAAGCACACTCTTATCATTAACATCATCATAAAACAAAATCTCAGAAACTTTATCACTAACAATCAACCTAACATTAACCTCATCACCCATAACCAACATCCTTTTAATTATCAACTATCAACTATCAACTATCAATTATCCATTATCATCCATCAACTGCCCATTATCTTGCAGGCCAGCGTTCAAATCAGCTTGAGCGTTCATCACCGCCGCCGCCAATGTGTTCTGGCGGCTCAATTCCTCCTCCGCTTTATCTGAAACAAATTGATTAATCTCAACCTCACTCCACCCCTCTCTGCGTAAAAGCGTTATTAATGGCAAACCACTTTTAACTGACAAATTACGTATTTCAGCAATTGTTTTAGGCTGTACAGTACCAGGTCTCTCATACAAAGGAATAATCTCAGAAGCTTTAACCATATCGCCATCATTAGGATTAAGCACATTCAATATAAATGCTACCGCTTTTTTCCAGGTAGGGCTAAATCTATCAATTCTATCTTGGCATTTGTTATTTAGCGGAGACTCCATAACATACAACGCTTCACCACTAGGAAACCCCTGATTACTAAAAAAGTAATGCTTAGGCGTTCTAGTCGTAGCACTAATCACATTCGCACTTCTATCCATAACCATTATAAACCCATCAGGTTTAGCCGCGTCAAACTGCCCAACCTGCGTATTCTGCCCGCCATCTTCACCTGCTGACAAATTCCAAATATTGTCAGGACTAATGGTTAACTTGCCCATCGGTGCATTAGAAATGATATACTTCTGCGGAGCTGACTGAAATTCTTGTGAAGCCATCATATCATTTAATGATTTATTAATCACATTTTGAGAATCAATCGCCGATTTAAGTTCACTTTTAACTATACGACGGCTAGTTCTAAAATGAAAAACTGGTATTTTGCCAAACGGATTAGGGCTAGGGTTTTCAAAACCATCTTTAATAATAGGAATAAAGCCACTCGCTTTTTTGGTTTTTTTAGCTTCATCTTTACTAATATAATACTCCAATCGGTCGGGATAGTACAAGGTCATAAAGTATCTACCACCTGCCTGCCAAACCTTAGCCGCATAACGCATCACACGCGGGTTATCACCGTAGTAAAACGCATGGCAATGCCTACTATCATTAGCATAAGCTTGTATTTTTCCTTCTTTATCGCCCCAAACAATCAAAAACCCTTCACCAGTCACTAAGGCCATTTCGTGAATTTCCTCAACCTCAAACTTAAATTCAACCTCATTCCAAACATCTTCTATTAGTTTAGTAGTTTCTTCATCATCAACCACCTTAAACCCATTTAGATTAATGCGCTCTAGCATACTGTCTACCACAACAGCACACCAATTCTCAGTAAAATTAACATCAATATCTTTAAACAACTTCATTAAACGTTTGGTCATAAACGTTTTAGGATGGTCGCCATCATAAAACAGCCAATATCTATTATAAACAGGATTCTTAGCCATTATAGATAAAAACGCCGCTTCAACATCATTTTTATTAAACTTTACCTCAAACATACAAACACCACCTTATAACAACAATACTTTATGTTTGCGCGCAAACATAAATTTAGTTTAACTATAAATCCTCATTCACTTTACGAGGATGTTTTAACCACCCAATAATATACCGTTCCCCATCCATAAAGTGAAAACTGTTTTTATCTTCAATAGCTTCCGTTACTTCTCCAGCTTCATCAACCTTTCTTGAATACGATTCCTTCTCAGCTAAATAGCCCTTCAAATCATCAAAAACAATAATATCCCCCCGTTTATGACACCCATAAACCCTATCAAGCCCCACCTCAACCGATGAAATAGCGGGCGGCTTAACAGGCAACCCCCCTGCCCTAAACTCACGCCGCCATTGCCCCTCACTTTTAGACCCACCCACACAAGTAGGAATTCCAGGCTCCCCCTTCAACAAATACTCTACATGGTCTGCTGATGTGCGTCCCCCCGCCTTATACTCCCTATAAGCATATAACTTTTTACTTTCTGGATGCTCTGCGTAAAAAATACCCGCCGTATTAACCCCGCCATAGTCAAGCCCCAAATAGCGTTGCCATTTATCAGGAATAGCAAACCTAGGCACCTTATGTAATTTCTCATCAAACTTATCATAAATTAAACCCGCTGGCCTAGTAAACATAGCCCGATAAAACATCCTAAACTTCCACCCCGGCAACGTATCTTTAGCCTCTTGAAATTCCTCGCGGCTAAAACGAGGGTTTTCAATACTATCAAACCGAATAACATCTATATTTTTATCACCCGTATTCCAACGGTCCCAAATCTGCTGCTTAAGCCAACCCAAATTATAAGGGGTCGTAGTGATTAAGGCTCTACCCCTATTCAATGCCAACCGTCGCCGAATAGCCTCCCAACTACCCAGCTTAAAAGCCTTTTGCCCCGCTTCATCAAGCCAAACCGCCTTGGCCGTAGCACTCTCCAAACTCTCTGGTTCAGACGCATGACCAAAGAAAATAGTCGTTTGATAGCGTGCATCATAATCGCCAAACATCCGTATTTGCCCCGCCGGAGAAAACGTAAACTTCCTAGCTGGTGAGCTAACATACTTACCCAAATTAAAAATAGTCTCGAATAAACGCTTAAACTCTGGCAACGCCTTTAACTCTAATAAAGGATACGTAGGCGTAACAACCATATAATCACCAGGCCCACACCGTTGAATCTCACGATGCAACCATATAGGCCCAAACGATGTTTTACCCCCTTGTGTACCAGCTAGCACGGCCACAAAACGACGTTGACTATTCCACGCCTTCCATTGACCATGATGGAAGTTTATTTTTAACCGATCATCAACAAGTTCTAGTAAATCCTCTACGTCCTTCATCTATACCACACAGTTAATCATCATTAGATAATAAATCGGGGGGGACAATTTCCACATACTTAATCTGATTAGCCGCTTTAATATCCACATCAGTATGAGTTTTTGTAGGGGCATCGTAACCAAACATTTTAGCCCTACGTTCCATTATTCTAATCCATCTATCAATAGCCTTTAAGTTTCCTTTAAGTACCATAGATGCAATAGCACTCAACGCATCATCCAACCGTTGTACATCTAAATAAAAAACATCCTCAACCTCTACTTGATTCTCACGCCACAGTTTACGAAAAAGAGTAATATCCTTATTAACGGTGCCCAAGGCAATCTTTAGCTCATTAGCTATCCTTCGTTGACTATAACCAGCTTTATAAAGCAAAGCCACATCAGACCGCCGTTTTTCTAACAGATCCTTTTTGTTTTTTCTACTTGGCATAACATCTCCTAAAAAGAATAATTAACATAACGATAAAGCATAAAACCTTCAGCATGTGCCGTACCTATTTGGCTACTATAGTATCAAATGTACACGGCGTTTGCAAAAAGCCATTAGGCGGCGTATCAATCATCTTCAAACTAGCCCACCCAATACCCAAGTGTTTAGCCGCCCGTTTCTGCTCAGTTAATCGTGTGCTGGGGGTTCCTGACCTAGCCCCATTAGTAGCTATAAGCAAGTGAACATCATCCCCATTTTTAGTATGAAGATACAAACTAGCCCCACAACCAATTTCCAAATCATCCGGATGGGACCCAATAGCTAAAACATTCATCGCCTACCCCCTCTTAAAATCTCTAATGCGTTTGGTCCACAATTCGCTAACAAGTCAACAACGCCCAAGCCACTGCAAAAATCGCCGTAAAATAATCTTATTTAGTATTATATCAAAAAAACAAAACTTTTCAAGATTAAGCACAAAAAAAGCAGGTTAATCAACTAGGTAACTGATTGTTTTACAACATCGACTCTAACAGATACTCCACCATTGTCAAGCCTTCTCCAAAAACCGCCCAATAATTTAAGGTGCTTTTTAAAAGTCTCATGTTCACGCCATGATGTGTTCACTTTACAACCCAAAAAAGATGTTTGTGCGCAAACATCGGCCTTTAATAATCTATTTAATATTGTAACCACAAGGGGAATAGTATTTAAAATCTTCTTAAAAACAAATTAGGGTTGAACAATATCGTCCAACCCTAACAAACTTATAAAACAGTCTACAATAAAAAAGCCTAAATTACTTTTCTAATTCAGGTATCTTTTTGGCATAATTGAAAACAGCCACCAACCACTTTGTAAAACAGGCAGCCACCAAATAAGTAAATACATTATACATTGGATTGTATCTATCAATAAACAACAAAATAAATGCAGGCCCACCAAAAGACAACACACTAGCGGCACCCCAAAAGAACACTTTACTTAAATGACCGTTCTTTAAACCAACCTGGTCATAATCTCCATACTTACGACCAGCATAAATAAATAGCCCAAATAAACCAATAGCAGCACCAACAAAATGAAGCCTAGCCGCTATCTGTATTTCCTCCGGCCAATAATTACTAGCCCCAAATACTGCAAAAGCACCAATAATAATATAAAAAACGTGACTACTAACAAATCTTTTAACCATCTTTTTTAACCTCATCATCAATAATAAATAAACGTTCCACATCAACCATAAACTCAGCCAAAACAACTTGAGCATTGTTATCAAAACGCTTGTATTTAAGTTTTATTTTATCAACTAGCCCATTTAACTCATCGGCTTGCAAATCAAGCAACCCATGCGTTGAAGCCATAGGCTCACCACCCAACGCTATAATCTGTAGCTCCAAATCCCAAATAA